TGAATTTCTTACAACAAAATAATCATTCGCTGCAAGAGAACTTACTGTAATAGCAGTTCCTGCGATAGCAGACTCTCTGAGGAAAGAGTCGTATGGAATATGTAGGTCAAGAACTAACTGAGTGGTTCCAACTCCAACAGCCGTAGTTCCAAATCCAACGATGATACCATTATCACCCTGATATGAATCGACAGCAATCTCTTCTTCAGAATACGTTGGAGGTGCGATGAGAACTGGTGGTGGACTTACGTTTGTATAGGCAGTTCCAGCATTAGAAATAGTAATGTTTGTTACCACCCCAGCGGTAATGGATGCTGTTGCAAGAGCAGTGGTTCCAACACCAACTGCCTGAACCGTGCTTCCAATCGTTACGACTGGTGCTGATGCATATCCAGAACCACCGTCAGAAATTGATATCGAAGAAATGGTTCCAAGACCAGAGACAATTGCAGTTGCTGCAGCTGCCGTTTTGGACTCCTGAGCGACGAATTTAACTTTCTTCTGGAAGGTTAGATCAGTATCATTTTCATTCTGTGGATTAAACATGGGTCTCAGGTTGTCCACGTAAATTGCAGTTGATCCAACACCAACAGACTTAATAATATAAGCACTAGGGTTAATGACTGGTTCATAAAGTTCACGATCTTTACCAATAGCAATTTCATCGACAAAGACATCTTCAGTTTGTTTGCACCAAACAACGGGTCTATCTAAAGTGATATCATTTGTATTTCCTGGTCCAAAGTATGGATTTGTGGAAACAGTGCTTGTAGATTTAATATTATCAACAATTCTTTCATCTTCAATAAGTGAAGATGCTTGATTTCTGGAAGAATCATTTTTAATTTGTAAAGAGTCACCTTTTTTCACAGTTTCGATAATGTTTCTGAAAATAACGTCTGTGTCACCACTTCCTTTATAGAACACAATTTCGATTATATCTCCAAGTTTAGGTGCCTCTGTAAAGTTTAATGTGCTTCCGCCAGCAAATGTGTATCCTTCTCCTGGAACTTGAAGTGTATTATTAACAAAAATAAGAAGCACGTCCTGAACGTTGATATTCGATCCTTTTGCAGCAACAATAGAAACTGTGCCGCCTGCAAGAGAAAGTGGGAAATCTTTTCTTGCACCATCGATAAATCTCCCAACATCATCAAGAACTTGGAGAGTTCCAAGAGACCATCCAGAGAATTTATCAAAAATAGTTTTGTCAACAGTTAAAGTAAATTCACTGAAAGATGATGTTGTTGGAATTCCTGTCAATCCTCCAATAGGAACAGTTAAAATATCTCCGTTACCATAACCATATCCGTTATTTTTGAGTTCAAAATCAATTACACTAGATCCTTGACCAACAACAACATCAATTGTTGCATGAGTTCCAACTCCAGATGAAGAAGCGGAATAAGTAAGGTCGAGGTTTGAATAAGAATCTGGATCATCTACAACAACATAAGATGAAGAATTAAATTCTGCCCCATCATTTGTGACAGTCACCTCTGTGGAGATGTTGCCAGTTCCAGTCATAATGGTTGCAAAACCAACATGGAATATTGAAGTAGTTGCACCAATATCGCTATTGGCAACACTTACGTTAACATATCCAAGAGTTGGATTTGTAACACCGATGCTAACTTGAGTTCCAGTTGGAATTTCAAGAGCACTTGTAGAACCAACTCCAATTCTAACGAAAGTAGATGCAGTAGAAACAACCGTTACATTTGATTTTAAGAATGTTCCAACACCAATAGTAACGTTATCGCCGGTATTCAACAAACTAATAATATCATAAACACTATTTGAATCTTCCAAATAAATTTCAGTAGATCCAACTCCAACAGGGCTGGATGTGTCAGTTAAAATTTCATATTGGTTTCTTCCTCTATATCCAGTTCCAGTATTGGCAATACTAACCGAAGAAACAGTTCCTGCTCCAGATACAACTGCGGTTCCACCAGCAGAAATAAGAGATTGATATCCAAGACCTTCAACAGAAGCAACGGAAACAATAATTCCACCCTTTGGATAACTAGAGATTCCAACATCAGAACCCAGAGGAGTTGTTTCTGTTCCTTGGAATGTAATAGTAGTAATTCCAGCTGCTTCATCTAAAGTATACTGATTCAGAAGTCCTGGAGTTTGGAATACATCATTAACAAGAATGATTGCATTTTCAGTAGAAATACCAGGAACATCTGAGGCATTTTGCTTCAGAGTGAATTCATTTTCAGTTGCATTAAATTGACTTGAAATATTATCAAAGATGTAATTTTTATGATAGGACTCATTTGATGTGTTTTCAATACCAGACCTTATGAAGGTTCTTCCTTGGAAACTAGAAGACGTTGTAATACCAGTCCAGTCTCTTTCATCAGGAGGATTAGTAGTAGATCCAATTGGAGTATTTCCAAAAGGAGCCTCAACGAAGTTGAGATGATTATCAACAATATTATAATTGCCAGCAACTTTTGTAATTAGTTCTCCAGTTCCTGCAGTTCCAATCTTAGTTCCTAACCACTCTCTACGAACTCGTATAACGTTTGTGCTTCCAATACCAATACCTTCGATCTTCATAATCTCATCACTAATCTGAATTAAGTCAGATCCAAAGAATGAGGTTATTCCGCTAAACGTCAATAGATTATCGGTATCCGACATCTGATTTGCTAGATGCGATGTAACAGCAGTAGAAACAACTGGGGACTGAATTACATTATCGATAGCAACAATCGCTTTGGCATTTTGATTCGTAGAAATAAATCTATGAGATGTGCCAATACCAACACTTTCCAACTGAACAACTTGTGGAATTGACTTCAGTGCATTCTCTGCACTAGATGCAATCTTGATGAGATTGTCATCAACCTTGACTGCAAAGAGATTTTCTCCTGGGAGGAAAGTAGTATCTGCCACACCAACGAAACTGGTTGTAGCAATTCCAACTGCAGATGATGCAGTTCCAACATGAACATACCTCAGTTTTTCTCCACTTACGAAGAAATGGTCTGGAATCTTGATAGTGTTTGCACTAATATCAACGACAGAGCTACTGTCACCTTCAAAATATCTTTCAAAGATTTGTTTATTTTCATGCTCAAGCATGAACTCTCTCTTAATGTCGCTATCGGTTCCTGTATATTCTCCTAGTTTTGTTGTAATTGAAGAGTTAGTAAATGCCACTGTTGATGGTAAAGTTGCATCATCATTAATACTCAGCGCGTTTTTAAACACGTTAACTACTGCGTCTATACTTACATTTGGAGTGAATACCAACGATACAGTTCCTGCAGCAGAGACTCTTGCTCCAAATGTTCCTAGTCCAGAAGAAGTTTCAACGTTTCCATATTCAGTCATATCAACATCATAACTTCCTGTTCCATCAACATAGTCATCAACGATGACGAGTTCAGAAAGTTGTATCTCTTCATTAGTTGTGTCTGCAACCTGGACTAAGAAGTATGCTCCATCATATACATCAGTATATTCTGCAACAGTTGTAATTCCTGGAGAACCAGATGCAGAAATACTTGTTGTTCTTCCCTCAAGTTGAGCATGTCTCAGATCAAGAGTTCCTATTCCAGTAACTGAATTGGTGGCAAGACCAACTTGTACAGTATTAATTGCACCAGTAGTTCCGATACCAGTTGCAGTTGGAATAAAGTCAACTTTAAGATTTGCCCCATCAACATATGCATGATAGGTTCCAAGACCTATAGCAGAAACACCATCAATATTTGTAGTAAGTCTTCCGTATTCTGTGATCGCAACATCACTGCCATTATTAGTAATATTAAGTTCAACCGCCTCAAATTCTGTATTTGATCCAATATCTGGATTGATATTAACAAGAACTTTTAAACTAGAATGTGTAGCAGCGATAGAGACGATAGTTTTCGTTACTCCAGACTCGACTTCAACGCTATCAGTGTTTACAGTAACAACTCCACCAAAACTTGTATTTCCTGTTCCTAAGACCTCATCATCGATGTCGTATGACATGGTAATAATGTTATAATCATTTATAGACGAACGTGTTGGGTAGAATAAAAGTTGTCCATCAGATCCAGAAATACTAAAATCAAATGATCCTTGATCATATTGTGTTTCAACTCTTGCATATTGATTGATATATCCGCGAGCATTATCATGCATAACATCAACTAACATAAGTTGCCTTTGTGCAGTAAATCTCCTATCTCTTACATAAGTGATGTATTTTTGAAATCTAGTAGAAGCAAGAGTAAATGTATCGACGACACTGAAAGCCGTAGGTCTTGGATTACTATTAAATTGACCACTAATATCGTCAATCGACAGAACTCTGTTTCCAACTGATTCAAAATAGTCAGTCAAAATTCTATTTGAGAATACTATTTCATCAGAAACAACTTTTGAATTAAGATTCAAATTGTTTTCGGTTACAAGATCAAAATCATAGAAGCAATTAATGCTAGCAAATCCCTGTAGATCATTAACAACGGAGAAACTTGTCAGAGCAGTAGATAGTCCAACAGACATACTATTAGAATTTGTCGTCTCTAACTGATAGTCAGAGAACTTTTTAAATCCTAAAGTATGATTAAGGGAAGAAACAGGTTCATTCCAAGTCTCAAATGGTACGGACGATTTCAGTGAATATGAGAAATTCTGGTAATAGAAATTATCAGGCATTCTCTGAAGTTCAAAGTTAAGTTCTCCAGAATCATTATCCCATCCTTTTATTACTTTAGAGGATGAGTCTAAATTGTAATAATTATTATAAGATGTAATTGACGAGGCCAATCCATGAGAATCTGATGATTCGCCTATGATTTTTTCGCCAACGACAAAATTAACATTAGAAGAAATTATTAATGTATCCGAACTTGAATTCCAAGAATCAACTATTCCTGTAGCAGAATCCGAAGTTACAACTTCTCCTTTAAAATATTCTCTTGTGGTTAATAGTGGTTCAAATAATGGGAAACTCTTCTTTGCGACGATTCTTGCCGAAGAATTTACATCATCAAACACTCCAACTATTTCATTAGATTTCAGAAGTCCAGACATACTATAAGTAACGATACCAATACCACCCAGTCTCTCATTAACCGCAGTCAGTTCAAATAATTTGTAATCATAATTTTCTGAGTTAAATCCTTTTCCGGTTGATCCAACACCAACACTGACATTTTCGATCAGAACTTTATCACCAACTGTAAATGGGAATGAATTTACCGTACTAAATCCGACAGCAAGTTGAACTGTTACATTTTTGGTAGAAGAGTCGTATGAAATAGTTCCAATTCCAACACCAGCACCACTTTGGGTTGGAATAATTGTTGGTTCTACATTATTAATTCCTTTTGTATTCTTCAAGATTTCCACAGTTGGAGATCCAGGTGTTACTTTTAGGTCAACATCAGAAACTAGTTTTTCGGTTTTGCCATCAAGAACAACTAGTTTTGGTGGAATAGCAAATCCTTTTCCAAAAGATGTTATACCAATAGAATTAAAAACGGCTAAAGGTTCTATTTTTACTATTTGTGGATATAATAAAGATGGTGATAAAGTTGGATCAGATGGATAAGTATATCCAATATCTTTAATTTTAGTGCTAAGTGCTTTTCCAATATTAGAACTCTTTGCCTCTAAAATAGCACCTCTTCCAGAAACACTATTAACAGTTGTAATCCCAGGAAGAGTTTCATAGTTTCTACCAACACCAGTAATATCAATTTTTGCTATTGGACCATATGTATGGGTACAATCAGTCGTATAGTCAATTAAAGCACCGGCTGCAGTAGTATATGAAGACGCTTCTGGAACATCTTTTATAGTATAAGTAAATGATGTTGTTGAAGGTGTAGCAATCTTATAAGTTCCTTGATAATTACTTTCTGATATTTCCAGTTGACTTGAGTTTACAATCTCAGTATCTACAATTATTTGTTTCTTTACCTCAGGGGTATCTACATCAGGATTTGCATCAATTAAATCAAGTTTGTAATATAAAAACTCTGGTGTACTGTCATTAACTTCAAGAGTAACTTTTGCACCAGAAGATCCAACTGAACCAGATCTAACAATCTCAAAAACTTTGCTATTGTCTGATTTTTCCCAAATTATCTTAAAATCTTTATCTCTATAGAAATTCAGTTCAAAGGCAGGATAAGATTTGCCTTGCACAATAAATCCAAGAGAAGAATCCGACAAATCAAATGTTACTGTAGAATCCTTATAGAGTTTAATTGGAGGATTGATTGGAGATATTGTTCCAGAGGAAGCACTGGTAATATCAACTACGACTGGTTTTTCCTGAGTTGAATCAAAATAAGTGTCTGAAAGTTTGATTGTATTTTGATCAACACGATTTACATAATAGAGTTTGTCACTGGATAATCCTACAGAAGGAACCGTTGCAGTATGTAAGACTTTATCACCACTCTTCAATCCATGAGATGTTAAAGTTATTTCACTATTTGTTGTGCTAACTTCAGAACCCGTGAAATCGATAGGATCGACCAGGACTCTTCTGTTGTAGTCATCATACTTAAATGCAATTGATTTTGTATTTTTTGGATTTACATTTAATGCAATATTGTGAGGTTCACTTAATCCATGTGTTGATGCAGTAGCCACGGTAACTAAGTTTCTATCAACATTACCAATCAGAACTGTGTGATTAGTGGTGAAACTATGAGTGTCTCCAGTTCCAACACTTCTAAAGAACAGAGTAGTAGATATTGTGTTTGCAAGACCTACAAAAGTTCCAGTAGATCCAAGACCAACTCTTATTGTTGCAATTCCAATCAAGTCGTCATTAATTTTAGCAACAAACAGTGATTGTCCATCTGCAAGAGTAGTTCCTACTCCAACATTTGTTTCATCCTGTACGATAATACCACTTCCACTAGTTCCAGGAGAATATGTTACCTGATCACCAGTCTGGAAATTATGATTTCTAATATAAAGTGCTTTTGTCTGAATAAACTTTTGAGTGACTCCAACACCAGGATTTGCAAATGTGATTGTAGTTCCAATTCCAACTCCAGCAGTAGTTCCAAGTCCAACGACATTTACTGGATTAAAGTAAATCTGTTCGTTTTGTCTATAAGTATAATCTGTTTTAAATCCACTATTAATCGTAAACTTTCTAGGGACTTCAAAAATAAATTTACCAATAGTGTGAGATGAACCAGTTGTTCCCTCAGCTTCTCTAAGAACTCTTATTCTAGAGTTAATTTTGTCTACATTCAGTACTTTTAGTTTTTCATCGCCAGTCATCAAGATGTCATTTTCTCTAATCTTGAAAGGAGATAAGTCTCCGGTGACTTTGAAGAAGGTAACTATGCCAGTTACGGATGTGGCCCCTATGGCAACACCAGTAGTTCCGATCCCAGCAAATGCAAGTCTATTCGATTGAATTCCAACAGAATAAGATCCTTCAATTTTAGATGAAGTTGTAGAAAGTCCAGATATAGTTACAACATCAAGGTTTTTAAAATTGTGTGGATTATTCGCATATAAGATATATTGTCCCTTAGATTCTCCAGGATAAATTTCTAAGTTTTCTATTGAACTAGTAGCAACACTTACGCTAGTAACAGATTTACCTTGAAGTCTTGAAACTTTTGCAAAAACACCGTCGCCACCAGTCCCAGTATTATTAAATACCAGGGTTTCATTCATTCGATACTCAGTTCCACCAGTAACAATTCCAATAGATGAAATAGTTCCCCTAGAAGAAGCGGTTACCTCAGATGTTTGAGATAACTTATTTGGAATGTAAATATATGGATATTCGGAATCATCTTCAATCAAGTTATACGGATGGGTGTTTCTTCTATACTCATTCTGCAAGTTTTCAAAAGAATCTGCAGATGAACTTAAAGAGAAATTAAAATCATCTGGAATAGAGTGATAATTGTCTCCGATAATATATGGAAATTTTGGAGCTTTATAGTTTTTGAATATTCCTGAGGTAGATACATCCTTTTCATCAATAGTCATGAAATATGCATAAGTTCCTTCTGGATAATCTGGAGTTATGCAGAATCTACCGTTGTTTTCATCAAGAAAACTTTCATCAGTTGAATTAGTGTGGATGTAATCTTCTACAAAAAATCCTTCAGGGAAAGTTGACGTTGATGGTCTATTTGCTTTAAGATCTAAAGTGTACCCAGATTTCATCTGAGTTACAACTCCACCACTCTTAGTTCTATATGCATATGGACCATAAATTGGATTCCCGTCGTATGCAAATCCCAGAATTGGTGAGTGTTTTGATGACGGAGACTCCGCACCATTAGTTCGTTTTAAATCAGATTCTCCAAATGCTGTGGCACCAGATTGGTTGATTGCAAATGTATTTTCTCTAAGTTTTCTAGGTGCATATAAATGCACATATTGTAAATTTTCTTGATTATCAGAATCAACAATTGATCCATCATCTGCAGAAAAATATGGTAGATTTTTTTCAAAAAGATTAACTCTCCAATTTTGAAGATTTGCTCTAAACACAGGTACGTTAAAGGTTGATCCTGCATTTATAACATCAATTGTAGTTGAGGATTGATTATATCCACCACCTGATTCTACAACAGTCACTGATGTTATTGATCCATTTTCAATAACAGGAACTAAAACAGCACCTACACCATCCCCATTTACATTTAAGTCTGGAACGGAAATATATCTTGATCCTGAGTTTTGAACAATAACGTTTACAATTCTACCATTATTAACAATTGGAGTTACTTGTGCGTCAATACCAGATTCAATAGTAACCTGAGGTTGAAAATCTAAATTAATGATTTCAGATGATCCATATCCAACACCACCATTTTCTAAATGAACTGATGTTACCTGCCCTCTAAAGATTGGTTCTATATCTGATTTGAATGTTTGATTGCCGATAGAATTTATTCCAACTTCACCAACAAGAGTAGCTGTTATCGCCGGATAATTAAAAATATGAGTACCAACACCAACAGAAGTTATATCAACGTATTGCTTAGTTCTATAATTAAATTCTCTATCAGAGGATAATCCAACTGAGGAAAGTTTGAAAGAATCCTTATCAACTACAGTTACATAATATTCAGTATCTGCAGTAAGTCCAAATGCAATAGTTCCGTTACAAGTATACTTTACTTTTTCTCCAGAGTTGTAGTCATGGTTAGCGATAGTGATAGAATCACTTGCTGTACTAACTCCAGAAGCGGCAGGAGCGGTCCTTTTCTTGGTTTGATACCCAGAACCACCTGTAACAACATTAATTGATTCTACTACTGATTTTTTATTGACTGACTGGAGGGAATGCTTTCCTACACCATGTTCAGTGAGATAAACGGTGTTAATTCCAGATATAGCGTCGGATTGTGTTGGGTGGAGTCTAACAGTGACGTTATCAATACTCGATACAAAATAAGTGGAATTTGTAACAATACCAGTAATACCACTTTGATCAGATGTGCGATATATTACTTGTTCAGCATTTCTAAACTTGTGATATGTTGAGAATCCAATTCTAGATTGAGTTGACGCTGTTCCAATTACTACTTTTGCCGAGGCCAAATCTGCAAAAAATTCTGGATTGTGATCAATCAACTTCATGTTGACAAATCCAGTTGCACCTTGACCGTTACCACCATCAATTTTTAAGGTGGGTGTTCTCAAGTAATCAAATCCGGGATCTTTAATTCTAACTTCTTTTAAAGATCCAGAAATTGCTAAGAATCCAGTAGCTCCTGCTCCTACCGAATCATTAACAATTAAATTTGGTGGATTGATTATATCAATATTTTCTCCAGGTGCTAAAACTTCAATATCATTAATCTTGCCATATCTAATTACATCCTTTGACTTGTAATTTAAAATTTCAACACCATTAATCAATATACCAGTTGTTCCTGGTTTGGTTGTCTCAGTTATTTCAGAAGTTTTTGGTGTAGATACCTTTCTAAGAATTTTTTGCGGTTCTAAAGTTTTTGAATTAAACCTATATGGTTTAATTAAACTTTCGGATACGGTTACTGCAGAATCGACAGATACAAACTTTGAATTAAGAATGTCATTTCTGCTTTTTGCAAATTTTACTGTAGATGAGTTTACTCTCTTTACAAAGTAAAGTCCATCATCAAATAATGCATCTCCTCTAACTTTTCTAGTGGCACTGTTTCCAGAGTCATCAATAAAAGTCTCATCAACAAGAGCGGCTGAATAATAGACAGCATCTCCAGTGTAAAACCCATGCTCAACTCCAGGAGAAATTTCAAATTCAGTTCCAACAAAAGATCCACTAAATTTAAATTCTTTAGGTGATACATTAATTGGTTGTGCGTTATAATATGGTAAAGAGGGTGAGGACACCAAATAACTATTATCTACAGAACTCTTATAGACATTTTCTACATCAGTAGAATACTCGCTCAAATTCGTAAAAGTATTAGAAGTAGCCTTTCTTCTATTTCTTTGAACTTTATATGTTAAGTTTAGATCTAACAGTCCTTGACCTTTTATTGTTAATTGTTTTTCTCCTGTAACATCAATAATATTTGTTTTTTTTGTCGTTCCATCAGAAACAATTAAAGATGCTGAATTGCCAGGTTTAAAATAATTTGCCTCATTTAAAATAAGTTTATAAGTATTGTCAGAAGAATCGATAAGTTCTACTTTTGCAACTTTATAAACGGATGAAACGTTATATATCCACTTATTCGCTTTAAAGGTATTATCGGCACATCCAAGAGTTTGTATATTTACAGTTCCTTCTTTTAAAAGTCCTTTAGTGTCCTCTGGTGCATTTAGAGAATTTAAGACAGAATTTACTCTGACTTTGATTATTTCACTTTGATCTATTTTAGATCTTCCATATGTAAACGTATTGACACCAACCGTTGTCGAATCAAGTATAATTGTACTGATACCAGTTACGCCAAAAAACTGGGTTAATGATTTTGAGGTGTAACTTGCAATTCCAGTGGTTGCATTTGAATATGAAACATATAATTCACCCGTAGATCCAAATCCAACTGTAGAGTCAACATCAAGAACTGTCGTGCCTGCAGCAACTTGACCTATAACTTTTGTAGATGGTTCGATGTTAAAATTACCATAAGTCAATCCACCTGCAGATCCACTAGTTCTGTTAAATCCGCCATCATATGATAGTTTGTAAAAAGACTTTCCATATCCAACTTCTATCTTTTCAATACTGGTGATGGGAGCATACGCAGCATTTAAATTATCATCAAACTTATATGCATCCTGATAAAGAGTTGCATTTTCTAAATTTTCAGGATCACCTTCAATTGCCTCAACAACAAGTTGATTTACAATTCTATATCCAGCATTTGATGGAGTAAAAAGGAAATCTCTTGGAGTGATTAACTCTACATCTTTATTATAAAGTGCCTTAAACAGTATTTCAAAAGATTTATTTGTTCCTTTACTAATATAAAAATCTTTTGCTTGTTTTACGAAAATGTTCTGATTAAGTTCAGGAGTTAATGTTCTATTTTCAAATCCAGGAGCTAACTGGTGTTTTGCTTTTGTTAAAAATTCTTTTAAAAATAAGCAACTTAAGTTAGTGATGGTAGCACCATCTTTATGATCATCGGATGCAGTTTCTTCAAAAACAACTTCTTCTTTATTAATTTTACTTCTATAAGAAGTTATGCCGACAAATCCTCTAATGCAACCAGTAAAAGAAAAATCTGTTTTTCCAGTGTATGAAATTATTTCATCATCAATTTTTAGTAGTCCATATGAATCTGGAAATCCTTTTGTTCCTGCAGGAGACTTTCCTGGATCAACGTTGATAGTTTTTCCATAGAAAACAATATCTCCAGATAATACGGCAGATTCTGTAAGATTTGTTGTTTCGTCTAACTTAATATATCGGTCAATATTTTCAATTAAATCAATAGGTCCACCCTGATATTCTTGTCCCAGGTAATATGACTTTAAAAAACTCTCTACAAGTGGAAAATCTTCCCTTACATAAGTAGGAAGTTGACTTGCAACGATAGTATTAAATTGAACTCTATTTTCTGACATTTTATGAATTTATCGTCTTAGTATGAGGTTGAACCTGAAGTTGATGTACCTGATGAAGATGTGGTAGTTCCTGAGTAAGAAGTACCTCCTGATGCTCCACTAGATGATACTGATGTGCCACTAGATGCCGTTGTAGCCGTTGTGGATGTAGTTGCAGTTGATCTATTAACCGTGGATGTGGTTGTGGTTGGTCCACCGGAGCGAACCAGATTTCCATTAGCATAACTTGACGATACAACATAGTTGGATGCAGATGGGTCAAGTCCCGAAGAAATCTCATCAACAACAGTTTCAAAATTACTGTTACTAATATCTAGTTGCAAATAAAGATCCTGTAATCCAACAACATCATTTGAGGTTGGGCTTGCAGAAATTTCTAATGTTTGAACTCCATCTTTGATTTTTGCGCCAGTAATATTAACTGGATTTAATGTAATGACTCCTGTTGCGTAATTAATCGTACCAACGTTTCTTCTTACTACTGTTGGAGTTTGTGAACCAATACTTGGAACCGTAAAGAAGAAAAGACTTCCTGTAACTCTATTTGTGTCTGGAACATCCGAAACATAAACTGGTTGATTAATACCTGCCACCAAAATTGCAGATGATTTAATATTATACCCATCCATTCTCTTAATATAAATTTCATTACCAAAACCAATTTGATATTCTGCAAATTGGTTGATGAGAACTCTCAAATCCCTTCTCATACTTATAGTTGTGATGTTTGACATCACGGATTCGTGACTGTCATCAACAACTTTCAAGAATTTACTATATTTTAATCTTGCTCCGTACTTATTTAATTCACTGGACTCAGAATACTTAGTGACGTTGTTTTGAACAATTGTAGAAACAGCAGCTGCAGATGGCGCAAGATTTGAGTTGTAATAAATTTTTGAATTAACCTCAAGATACAAATATTTGAGATCTAGAATTTCAGGAACAATTCCAGCAACTGCAAATTTCTTTAATTTGAGTTTGATATTTTCTTTGATCAAATTTGGAAGAAAATCCCCAAATCTTGGTTTGATGCTTATAAAAACTTTACCATACTGAGGTGGAACCAACTCTTCGCCACCAAAAACAGAAATAGACTCAGTTTCTGGGTAAATTCTAGCAGGAATCAGTGTTTCATAGTCATTTGCAGTCAGTGCTCTGTTCTGAGAAGCATAAATCCTTGGTGCAAACTTTTTGATTGACTCAACACTTTCAATTGGTTCACCACCACCAGCTCCAAGACCGGTTGATACGAGGGATATGCCAGAAGTTACCTTATATTCTTGTGCATTTCGGTTATAGACCAATCTTCCAGCAAAAGCAAATGAACTTACCCCATTTGCGGCATCACCACTAGATGAAATATAGTCTACACTGATATAATTATTGTCTTCGAGTCTATTTCCAAAAATACCATCACCGAAGATTACTTGATATCTTTCATCATCAACTTCTTGAAGATAATAAACTTTTGAATCGGACTTTACATCAAATAAACTATCTTGACGCGAATACTTAACACTTCTAGATGATGACTCATTTGGTCTTACTGTAACCGTTATTAAATCGGTATCAATACCATTATTGTCTAAAATAAACTTTTGATTTGGATTTCTATAGTTTTGAGTAAAGTTAGACGTTAGTAATGTTCCCTCATAAACCGAAATATTAGAAAAAGTTGCAATATTATTAACTACAGGAACTGTGATATCCTCTAAAATGCAAAAAACATATGATTGATTGCCAAAAGATCCAGAAGAAGTGACTGTTGGACCTTTTTTAAGAGTTATTGTTGATGGGACGGGAGTTATATTGGCAGTATTGACCTGAAATGTAACAACACCTCTTGCTGCTTTTCTTGATTTTGGTAAATATCCAATATTTCTTGCTAAAGAGACGACATTTTCTCTTAATGTCGCACTATCGATGAATACCTCATTCGCGACCATATTCGCGTTATAAGAGGTGATGTAGGTATTATATGCCAAGACATCGAGAATAGTCGATAAATTCGACCCCTCAAAATCATAATCTGTAAAATTAGAATTCTCTTTAAGATATTCTCGGAGTGTTGTTTTAACCTGATTAAAATCTAGGTTAGTGAAATTAGCTAATGGCATTTTTTACCTAGTTTGTTGCAAGACGAATTGTAATTCTTGAGGAGGCACATCCGCACCAATAATTTTATAGATGATAGTTGCATTAAATGCATTACTATCATAGTCTGGATTCAACTTTACAGAAACCAATTTAACTCTTGGTTCGTATATACCAATAGATGATCTAATTTCTTGTTCAATAATACTTGCAGAAATGTCATCAAGATTTTCAAAAAGAGAAGCACTTATCTTAGATCCAAAATCTTGATCAAAAAACTTCTCTCCAGGAGTTGTAAATACGATATTTTTTACTGAACGGGCGATGGCTTGCTCATTTTTGAGCGCAATAATGTCATCATTCAGAGGATGTCTCTGAAATGTCATACTAACATCTCTAAAACCTTGACTTACCCGTTCTAAAGGCACAAAAATCCAGCGATTATATCTTATTTATTAAGGCATAATCAGGATTTTACTCATAAAGTGGTTCTGGAGTTAACTGATTTTCAAAAAATTCAGTTTCTTCTATAGAATCCCGCTTTTTGGGTGTTAAATCATCATTTGCGATTTCACGAAGCATTTTTTGATGACTATCGTTAGCTAAGTTGTCTAAAAAATCGTGATTTGGAGTCATTTTTTTCTTTCCTAGGGGTCTACAGGGCGATTTTCTTGTGATTTGTACATATCTTCATTTTTTTCTTCTTCAATTTCACGTTCTTTTGACGTTTTCCAGAAATATTCGTCTTCACGACCCATTCCAAGACGTTCAAAACCATTTTCAACTTGATAATATTGAGTCGAAACCTTAAAATCAGGTATTTTAGGTTCAACAGGTGTCAAACTGTTGTCATAGATACGCATTCTATTATTAGGATACAGTGCATACTGTCCATTTTCAAGTTCAATCAAGTTATGAGACTTGTGCTCAGCTGGATTTTCACTTGTTGCATAATCAACTACCTCTGGATCCTGATGATAGTTATCAATTGTACAAATGTAGGTGCCTTTCTGTATACCATGGTCTCTTGTATACAGTTCATAGTCCATCGAACCAATAAACTGCTTAGTGATAGCCACAACGCCGTAATCCATGCAATTCCAGAATTGTAGGTTAGGTAGGTCCATATCAGGACTAGGCGTCTCAGGGGCGCTTACAAACGCACTGATAGGCAGTTTATCGTACATAGCAGCATACTCTGGTAAGTATGTCTCAAAATAAAAAGTGCGCCCAGGTATCGACTTACACGATACCCAGACGCCTTTAACAAATTCACCATGACCAGATTGATGATCAGTAAGATATTCTTTTCTTACCCATACCTCAACCGAGGGGAGGTTACAAATTAACGCAGCCATTATAAACGAATGTAACTGCTTCTATTTAACCTCTTCCTTGTCCCCGATACTTCTTTTTTGCTTTATTACGAGAAGTCGCGGATCTCAACGTATACTGCGAGTTTCCTTGGCGAGTTTTTTTCGGCTTACCCTTAACATAAGTGCCGCCTTTCATCATCATAATTCAGTACCTCAGATAACGCGAGTTTTTTCGTGACCAACCCTGATACGAGGATCGCACCAGATTTCAAATCCTTTCTCTTTTGCATCAAGACAGAATGAGACATCCTCACCACACATGTCTTGAACATTTCCACTCTCAAAGACTTGCATCTTAGGAGCAAACCAAGGATATTCCAGATTCTCAAAGACACCCTTCTTAATCAGTACCCAACCAAAACCAGTGTAGTCAACAGTAAATGGCTTACGACGCTTCTGAATGGATTCGACAGTTTCGTGATTCATCACTCCACCATTCTTACGGAAATCATCCTCTTCCAACCAGTGTGCGACAGAAGTTGTGTGTCCATCTTCAGTGGCATACCAACCAGCAGTTACTTCTTTCTCTTCTCCATCTTCACTTACTGCAAGATCGCACAATTGCCAGAACTTGTTAGTGTCAAAAACAATATCTGAGTCGATCCACAGTTGATAGTCATATTCCAGTTTGCCATCCCAGGGAATCTGATTGGGACCACGCAATACATTAGCACCTAAGCACTTACAACGTGCAAAGTTAACCATCGAGGAATAATCTTGACTGATCTGAATACTCATTCCATTCTGTACCATATCAAAGCACAGTTGTACAAAGTTCTTCAGAAATGTAAATGAACAACCACGGCCTGGCAGACAGAATACGATGGTCTTACCACGCATACGTTGCTTGATTGCCGCGATGTCCCACTCCTCTTTCTTCTTGGGTTTGGGGGCATTCGCCTTAACAGTAAATCCTTTTGCCATAAGTCTTAGAAACTTCAGTTCAATTCTAACAGTCTATATGTATAATGTCAATATGAATCACACCCAGGTGGTTCATATGGGTTATCCGCCCCAGGGCCTCCATGGGCGCAAACAACCTCCTCATATGATAAATCCTCAAGTTCATAATCAGTCTTCATTAGACCAACCATTCCCTTGAGGGTTTCCCATGTATTAGTGAATTGTTCTTCACTTAAACTATTGTATAAACATTCTTGTTTTGCATAGATGTGATAAACCTTTTCCATAAAAATTTTTTACGCGGAATTTTTTTTCCTATTATGAATTTGACTTTCGCATTATATATCGAGGTCGATCTGTCACCTCTGTAGGTTAGGGTAGTTAGCGTTTTTATATACGGGCACGCGGCGCAACGCCATAACAACGCGGCATCAAAACACTGTGTTTCACTGATACCCACTGCCATCATATCACGGAGACTCACTGATGTCAACCCCCGTGTTCTTAAGTATCACATAAGACTGCTAGTTTACCATGTGACAGGTGTGCTCAGGTCCTCTACGTAGCTATCAATCACCCGCTCTGATCCTTCGAGTTCAAAGAGATCCTCCCAGTGAATCTGATGCGGGTCAAAGTCTTCCATCACCTCTAAATCTAGGGTGATTCTGTAACGTGACTTCTGGGCCTGACTGATAGCAACTGACATGAGACTGACTCCGTGAGTGATACTTTGTTAGTATAGAATGCCTGAGCGATATTGTCAATCTTCCAATCAGTATTTATAAGAAAGACTGATAATTTTGCGTTGTCAATCCCTGGAAAAACTTATGAGCGGGGTCTTGACATTTCTGCGAGTGTGTGATAGCCTGCGGGCAAAGATCACTACTCCTAGACACATTTAATTGAGAACAAAAAGACCCTCTAAGTAACTGCGGAGACCCTCTGAATACCCCCCTGAGTACATCACTAGAAGACATTCTCAAGAACGATACAAACAAAGGAAAGCCATTTATAAAGCCTTTTTTAATACAAAAAAAGCATAATCTTTATGTATATGAGCATAAAAGGGGGGATTTTGTGCCCCCCTTAGTGTTACTCTCAGAACAAGATCTCTGCAATCTCGTTGATAGTTTTCTCGCTCTCAATATCAGCAGCAATAACATCGAGGATGGAAAGAATTTCCTCTCCGGTGTTACCAACGCGGAGCATACCAAGTGCAGTTGAACGAGTCATTTTGAGAAAAGAAAGTGTGAGTTTGTTTGGTTCAATACTGGGTCTTACGTTGTGAATCAGTCTCCCAATTCTGTACTGCCCAGAGTGTTAATTAGTGACGAGATTCAATCAGGCAAAGATGTAACCGTTGTCGAAATCACGGGTGACTTTGTTGTCACGAATATACCACTGAAAGTCCTTCTGAAAGACACCATCTGTGACTGCATTACAGAAGCGGTCGATGAGTGCATTCAGACGGCTTTTGGTGGTAGTAGTCT